GATATGAGCCGCTTGGAGGAGTCGCAGCCGGTGTCGGCGGGATTGTGATGCAGGCCCTCATCATGGCTGATGATGCCAGCGATTTGGCCGGGGGGCACCATGGCCGCCCCTGAATGGACCGCAGCCGACATGGCCGCAAAGCTGGCGATCATCAAGACCATGACCGCGGCCGAGGAAATCGCCTCGTATGAGGCTGTCGCCAAGGCCCGCGGGCTGTTCCAGGGCGAGGCTGCGGCGCTGATCGCGCAGGCGGCGAAGATCAACAAGCAACGGATGAGGCGGTGATGCTTGACCGAGTGCCTGCCCATGACAGCGCGGCAGCGGCGCCCAGCTGCATGGAAGGGAGATACGAAGATGAATGCACAGGTGAAAATTGAACATGACATGGAGGGCGGCGAGCCCGAACTGAAGCTCGACACCCTGTCGGGCGATCTGCGCGACGAAATGCTGACGCGCATGAAGCACCTCAGGGCGACGTGGCCGCTGCTTACCCAGGGCGAACAGATCGACGTGGCGAACGGGCTGGAACTGTTCGCCAAGCAGATTATCCGTCGGGTCGTCCACCTCGTGACCAAGCAGGAATTCCCGCACACCGCCGTCAAGCTGGCCGAGATGAAGATCAAGGGCGGCAAAGACATCGAGGCGAAGATCGTCTGCGACAATATCGAACACAACCGCTCGGTGCTGGGTGAACATATTGGCCAGCTGGTGCAGATCGTGATGATCGACAGCGACGCCTTCATGGGCGAGCGGGCGGCGGCGAAAACCGACCCCGATCAGCCGGGCCTGCCGCTGGACGGTGACGGCGAGGAAGACCCCGACGACGAGCGGCTTGCGCTGCCGCCCCCGGATCGCAAGCCCAAGCCGGAAGACCTCGAATGATGGTCAGCTTCACGATTCCGGGAAAGCCCTTCGGGAAGATGCGCCACCGCGTCGGCACGGTCGCCGGTCGCGCACGCGCATTCAACCCGGAAGAGAACCGCAGCTTTGAACAGAAGGTGGCCGAGATCGCCCGCCCACTGTTCCCGGCCCCCATTGAGGGGCCGGTCAAGCTGCGCATCGTGGCGGTTTTCGAGATCCCGAAATCGTGGAGCAAGAAGCGGCAGGCGGCGGCGCTTGGCGCATACCACACGCAGAAGCCTGACCGCGACAATATCGAAAAGGCCATTCAGGACGGTCTGAACCGCATTGCCTTTCGGGATGACGGACAGGTTGCCGACGGGCGCTGCGTCAAGCGCTGGGGCCTCGTCGCGGAGACCTATGTGCAGATCGAGAGGGCAGAGTGAGCCTACCATACCTGCCCCTCTTCATTGACGACTATGAGGCCGCCACGGCGCACCTGACCATGCTGGAGGATGGCGCATATAACCGCCTGCTGCGCCTCTGCTGGCGGTCTCCGGGCTGCAAGCTGCCAAACGATGATGCGTGGATCATGCGCAAGATGCGGGCCGTCACAGAGGTAGAACAGGCGGCCGTCAGATCGGTGCTGGATGAGTTTTTCACCACTGGGCGCGGGAAGATTTGGAGCCCAGTGCTGCTTAGTTGGGTGGATAGGCACCGCAAGGTGGCGCCGCGCCCATGGATTCCGCTGGAGGTGCAACGGGCGGTGCGTGATCGAGACGGGGACAGATGCCGTTACTGCGGGTGCACAGATGGGCCTTTCCATCTTGACCATGTGCAACCGTGGTCCCGCGGCGGCGCAAACACTGTCGATAATCTGACTGTATCTTGCGCCATCTGCAACTGGCTCAAGGGCGCTCGGACGCTTGCGGAAATGGGGTGGAATCTTGGCTGAATACTACAAGCACGAGATCGCCAAATGGAACGTCGCGACTGACGATCTGACCCTTGAACAAGAGGCGGCGTATCATCGCGTCGTGTCACAGATCAGGCTTTATGAGCGCCCATTCCGCGAGAACTATAGGGTGCTTTCTGGGCTGTGGCGCTGCAATGAGCGGCGGGCAAAGCGCCTTTTGGCAGAGCTTGTCGAGGCAGGAAAACTGACCGTCGATGGCGGTTACATCATCGATGAAAAGGCCGTCCACGACGCGTCGACGCTCCGTCAATCACGCGTCGACAAGCAATTGGCGGGCCGTCGAGGAGGTATTGAAAGCGGAAAGTCTAGACGCAAGCCATTGGAAGATAACGAAACAGGCGAAGCATCTGCTTCAACAAGAGAAGAGAAGAGAAGAGAAGAGAAGAGTATATATGGTGGTGGTGGTGACGCGGGCGCGCGCGACGCCGATCCGCCTGTCGATCTGACCTTCCGAGAGCGCATCCTCACGGCCTGCGGCGTTGACCCGATTTCCGGGCTGACCGGGCGCGGCGGGCAGATGATCGGACGGGCCGACGAAATGGCCGAGCTGTCCGGCCGGATGGCGGCGCGCGGCATCGGGGAGGTGCTGGCGCTGCAGATCATCACCGAGGCCATGGCCGCGAAAAACGCCGGTCGAGAGCCGGGACCGCCGTCATCGCTGCGGTTTTTCCTGCCAGCCTTGGATCGCTTTGCGGCGGCCCGGGACGCACAGCCCCCGCCGATGCGGACGGCAGATGCGGCGCCGGTCAGCGGGCGCTCGCCGCCGAAAAAGCTCTGGAACCTTGACCCAAAAGATTTTAACCCTGACGGAAGCCTGCGCCAATGACCGACATTCGCACCACCGAAATTTCAGGGCTATTCGAGCGCTGGCTTGAGCGTTACAGCCCCCCGGCCCAGATCCGCGAAAATGAGCGGGCTCAGCAAGATGAGGCCCGGGCGCTTCTCGGCGTGCTGCTGCGCTTTGCCCCGTCGTCTGGATATGCCGACTTCATCGCGACCGCGCTGGATCGTCTGGAATACCAGATGAAAACCCGCGCCTGGCCCAGCAAGGGAGAGATCGGCGCGGTGTGTTCTAATCTGCGCAAGGAGGGTCGACAGGTAGCAGTCGACATGACCGGAGAGGCCGTCGACATGACCGATGCAGCGGTGGCGGCGCGTAGGATGCGGGCCGGGGCTCCGGTTGGGGAGTTCGCGCTCTGGGGCAGCTTGGCCGTGGAAATCGCGGCCCGTGGCCTGATCGACGCAGACATCATGCGGCAATACCGCAGCGGGGCCTTTTTTGCGCGCAAGGCCGCCAGCGACGAGGCCGCGGCGCTGGCGTGGGAAGCTGAGCGCAAGGCAGCGCATGAGGCGGCAAAGGCGGTCTGGCGCGACCGTGAAGAGCCGCAAAGCCGTGACGTTTCGATCCGGACGAGATCAGGCATTCCGCAGGGGTTCGTAGCATGACCAGCAAGGCAGAGCGGCGGCGACGCAAGAAAGCGCACGGCGACCCATTCGCCATACCGGACATTCCGAAGAGGCAGCCCAATGGGCAATACCGGAACCGCCTTTCAGATGACCCCGCAATAGAAACACTCAAGGCACGGTGCAGGCAGATGGGCAAAGAGATCACAAAGGCAACGCTGCGCGACATGCGCGCGCCATGGTGGGGATGCAATGCGGGCCGGGCTATGGCTGGGCTTGCCGATAGTGACGCTGAGCGGGCCGAGATGTGGGACGCGATCTGCCACATGCGCCGGGTGGTGACCGCCTATGACGCTGCCATCGGCGCACCGAAGCGCCACGCAACATGCCTTCGCCTGCTGGCCCCTATCGCGGCTCTCGAAGCTGATGCTTCTACGCCGCCTTCTGATGAGCGGACGCCGCGCGAAAAGCAGGATGACGCCTGCGCGGCGATCATGCGTCTGGAAGGATGGATCGGCATGGCAGACCGTCTGGCGATCACCGAGGCGAAAAGGGTGGTGTGGGATGACGCGATGGTCGGAGATGCTCAGGGACTGATCGCTGCGCTGCGCTGTGTTGCCGATGGGCTCTTCGGGCGACCCGTGGTGTATCGAGGCAGGGCGCACGACTAGTTGTTGACAGCGGACCAAAAAAGCGCAACTTTGGCATCATCGGGACGGAATTGCGCGGGTGAGAAATCACGCCGCGCTTTTTCATGCACCCGCCACGCCTCTCCACGATGCGCCTCTGGTGGGTCCCTATCCATTTTCATGGCCCTAGCCTGGCAGGCCAACCCGCACAGCCTGAAATCACCACGCTGCGCCGCAAGGCGTCAACCGGCCGGGGCCGCCCTTGGGGGTCGTAAAGGCTGGAAGTTGGGAGGCGGGACAAAATCAAGGATACACCCAATGGCCGACCGGGATGAAGCAACCGGGCGCTTCCTTCCGGGCAATCGGTTCTGGGAGGCCCGCAGCAGCGCGGGACCTAAGCCGAAGTTCGACGGGCCGGATCCGCTCTGGAACGCCTGCCTCGAATACTTCGCGTGGGTCGAGGAAAACCCGCTGTATGAGGCAAAGGCCTTCTCTTACGAGGGGAAGGTCACTATCGCCAGCCTGCCGAAAATGCGGGCGATGACCATCGGCGGGCTGTGCCTGTTTCTCGATGTAACGCACAAGCAGTGGATCGAATGGCGCGATAGTCGCCCCGATTTGAGTGAAGTCATCACGCGTGTCGAGGCTGCGATCTACGAACAGAAGTTCACCGGGGCCGCCGCCGATCTGCTCAACCCGAACATCATCGCCCGCGACCTTGGGCTTGCTGACAAGCGCCAACTCGGGAACGACCCGGACAACCCGCTGCCTGCCCAGCAAGTCACGATCTTCGCCCTGCCCGACAATGGCCGCGGCTAAGACGATCAAGCCGCAGCCTGGGCCGCAATCACAGTTCCTTGGCAGCGCGGCGGACATTGCGATTTTCGGAGGTGGTGCAGGCGGCGGCAAGACATTCGCCCTGCTGATGGAGCCGCTGCGCCACATCGGAAACCCCGGATTCGGCGCGGTGTTCTTCCGCAGATCGACGGTGCAGGTGCGGAATGAGGGCGGGCTTTGGGATGAGAGCCTCAAGCTTTACCCGCTGATTGGTGCGGCGCCGAAAGAGCATGTTCTGGAATGGAAGTTCCCGAGCGGCGCATCCGTGTCCATGGCGCACCTGGAACATGAGAAGACGGTCCACAACTGGCAGGGCTCGCAGATCGCCCTTCTGCTGTTCGACGAGCTGACGCACTTCAGCCAAAAGCAGTTCTTCTACATGCTGTCGCGGAATCGCAGCATGTGCGGCGTCCGGCCCTATGTGCGGGCAACGTGCAACCCGGACGCCGACAGTTGGGTGGCGCAGTTCATCGCGTGGTGGATCGACCAGAACACGGGCCTGCCGATCCCTGAGCGGGCCGGGGTTCTGCGGTGGTTTGTGCGCATTGGGGATTCGATCATCTGGGGCGACAAGCCGGAAGACTTGGCGCGCCACAAAATGCCGGGCGACGACGGGCTGCCGGTGCCGATACCGCCGAAATCGGTGACGTTCATTCCGGCGAAGCTGACCGACAACCCGGCGCTGATGGCGGCCGATCCGGGATACATGGCGTCGCTTCTGGCGCTGCCCACGGTGGAGCGTGAGCGCTTGCTCGGCGGCAACTGGAAGATCAGGCCAGCGGCCGGGCTCTATTTCCAGCGCGGATGGTGCGAGGTGATCGACACCGTTCCAGCCGGGACCAGATGGGTCAGAGGTTGGGACTTGGCCGCAACCACGAAGACCGAAGGCAACGACCCGGACGCGACGGCCGGAACCAAGATCGGCATTGCGCCTGACGGGCGCTATGTGGTCGGGCACCACATCAGCGACCACCTGTCGCCCGCGGGCGTGCGGGCGCTGATCCGCAACACGGCTTCGCAGGACGGCCGAGAGACGATGATCAGCCTGCCGCAAGACCCGGGGCAGGCTGGAAAGGATCAGAAGCAGAACATGGCGAGCGAGTTGACCGGCTATAATGTCCGGTTCTCCCTAGAAAGCGGCGACAAGGTTACGCGGTTCTCCCCTTTCTCTGCGCAGGCAGAGGCCGGGAATGTGCTGGTCCTTCGCGGCGCATGGAATGATGCGTGGTTTACCGCGCTGGAAGGCTTCCCCGAAGCCAAGCATGACGACGAAGCGGACAGCACGAGCCGTGCCTTCAATGCGCTGAATGAGCCGCAGGCCAATGTGGCCATGCTGCTGACCAAAAGGCACAGACAATGAACCCGATGCAGATCATCGCAAACGCCGCGCGGCGGCTTGAAACGCTGTTCCCGGGATACTTTCAGCAGGCCAAGCACAACCATTACGCCGACTTCGGCTGGCCGGTGAACCTGACCTTTTCGCAGCTTCACGCGATGTATCACCGCAACGGGCTGGCCCGGGCCGGGGTTGACAAGACCATCCTGAAGACGTGGCAGGACAACCCGGAACTCTGGGAGACCGAGGACCCTGACGAAACCGAGCTTGAGGCTGATATTCGCCAGCGCTTTGCCGATCTGCGCATCTGGCAGGCCATGGCCGCGGCCGACCGGCGCGCACTGGTCGGGGGATACTCTGGCCTGATCCTGCGGTTCCGGGACAGCAAGCCGTTCGACGCCCCGGTTGACCGCGTTCCGGGTGGTCTGAAAGGGCTGGCAGAGGTCATTCCGGCTTGGGGCGGCGTCGGCGCACAGTTGGATGTGGCCGAGTGGGTCACCGATACGGCATCGCCGGATTACGGCAAGCCCAAGCTGTTCCGTTTCAACGAAGCGGCGGTCGGGTCCGAGCAAAATCAGGTCCGGAACTTCACGCTGCACCCCGACCGCGTTCTGATCTGGTCTGAAGACGGGACAGTTCACGC